GCCGCGGCCTGCGTCACCGAGTCGACGAGGCACGCATGATATCATGGCAGCGAAACAACACCCAGGCGTCTGGTACTGCCCCCAGGACGTCTGCGACGCAAACGCATCGCTCGACCGACGACTCCAACGGAGGCTCGGAGTCGGCGTGAAACTCTGGAAAATCATCAAGAGCCTCACGAACCTCGCCGCCGTCCTCTTCGCGTTCTACGCGACCAGCGAGGGCGCCGACCCCGAGCTCGCACTCGCGCTCGTCGCAGTCACCCTCGGCGGCTGGGAGATCCTCGAAGTCGCCGCCATCGACACCACCACGACGGACTCGGAGGACAACTCGTGACCCAGCAGACCGAGAGCGACACCTCCAGGAACGGCTTCCTCTCTTACACCGGCGAGTACCACGCCGCCGCCGTCGGCGCGGGCGCTGGCCTCACCGGCGCCCTCACTCTCGGCACTCCACTCGAGACCATCGGCGTGACCGCGGTCGGGAGCGTCGCCGCCATCGCGCTCGGTATCAAGGGCGCAGGCAAACTCAACAACCAGTGGGTCGTCGAAGAGGTCCACCACGAATCCTGGTACGCCCTCGGTTTCATGCTCATCGCGTTCGCGTTTGGCCTCGCAGCCACTCTCCTCATTTAACCCATGGGCTACGGCTACACGTGCGAGTCCTGTGGCGCGGACTACCCCGACGAAGACCCCGCGCTCATGGCCCAACTCCACGAACGCTGGTTCAAAACCAGCGAACTCGGCGGCCGCATCGCCGAACACTTCGACCTCACCCCGGAGGACACCATCACGCTCTGCGGCCCCTGCCTCCTCGACCTCCTCGACGACACCGAATAACACCATGGACTACCAACAGGAATTCTGGGGTCCTCGCGAGAAGAAATCGTATCGATGCCGGGACTGCGGCCGCACCCGCCAAGAGGCCAAAGAGATCGACGTCCACCACATCGACCCCCAAGGCCCCGACACCGACGACAACCTCATCGGGCTCTGCCGGCGCTGCCACCTCGAAGCCCGCCACCGCCGCGAGTCCGCCCCCGGCCAGCACGCGTTCGCGCCCGACACCCCATCGGGCACCGGCCCGTCGACGCCGACCGGACTCGGGCCGGCGTGACCAGCCCGACGACTCCATGACGGCTCCGTTCGTGACACTCACTCCATGACGGACGACCACCGGATCCATGATGACGCGCCCCGCGACAGCGACGGCTACCCCGTGCATCCGGAGCGCGGCCATCATATCTGTGGCCGCACCAAGAGCACTCGGACGACGCCGACCGACCACGGCCGGGAGCGCGACGACTACCCGTACTGTCTGCAGGCCGCCGGCCACGGCACGACCGACCCGAAGCGCGGCGGCGAACCCGGGGTGGCGTGCTCGAACCACGGCGGGGACTCGCTCCGCGGCGAGGCCCATCCGAACTTCAAGACGGGCGCGTACTCGAAGTTCACGGACTTCATGCTCGAC